CGAAGAAGATTTCGAAACTGGTGTACAGGCTATTGACGGAGTACAAGCGCAGCAATCATACCAGGTCGGTATGACAGTCGGTGTTACTGGCGGAAATCACTTTAAGTTAGGGGAAACTGTAACTCAAGTAATTTCAACAGACCCTGCGATAAGTGTATATGGAGAAATTCAAACTATCACTAAGACGTCTAATATACTTGGAACTATTTCAGTGTCTAACATAGGAGTTATTGGCAGTACTGATGCAAAAGACTTTATAGTATCTGAAACTCTTGGACTTGTCGGATCAGAATCAACTAATACTTGTTATATTACAGATATAAACAATGTAGCAGATGCAGAAGCCTTCCCTAGTGACGATCAAGCTGAAAACTATGCATTCGAAGTAGAGGCTGATGGATTCTTGGACTTTACTGAAACTAATCCGTTTGGCGACGCGTCGGAGACATACTAATGTTTGGAAATCACTTTTACCACGCAACAACACGAAAAGCAGTAGCTTTATTTGGTACTATATTTAATAACATTAGCGTTATTAGGCAGGATGGTTCTGGTAATGTATTAAATCAGATTAAAGTGCCATTAGCATATGGACCTAAACAAAAGTTTTTATCTAGGCTAGATTCCATAACGGGTCAAGATGCCACAATGGCTATTAAGTTGCCTAGAATGGGATTCGAAATAACTTCTATGGATATTGATTCTACTCAGAAGTTAGCAAAGAGAAATCAGATAGTAGAAAACCACGCGACAGATTCTACTAAAAAGAAAACAATTAAACAAGCCGTAGCGTATAATATTAATATGTCACTATTTGCTATGGCCAAAAATCAAGATGATGGTTTACAAATTATGGAACAAATTCTTCCGTATTTTCAACCAGAATATACAGTAACAATTAATCCAGTAACTGGGTTTGATTATAAGCAGGACGTTCCTATTATATTAAATGCTGTTACTATTCAAGATGATTACGAGGGAGACTTTCAAACTCGTAGAGCATTAATATACCAATTTGACTTTGTTATGAAAATGAAGTACTTTGGGCCTACTGCAGATCAAGGTGTTATTAGAGAAATTAATTTAGACTTTAATGCTGATCCTGGCGGCGCTAACATATTAGAGAATATGGATTTTACAATAACTCCTGCCGACGCAGATGAGGATGATAACTATACTGTTAATGTAAGTATAACATAGGTACATTATGGATAAATTAGAGAAAATGCAGGAAAGCCTGAATAAGAACTTGCCTGAGAAAAAAGTCAAAAAAACTGAATTGACCACTACACAAAAAGAGGTCAAAGATGATTATGAATTTTCCAGAAAAACATATAAAGATCTCATCGAAACTGGTGTGAGATCTCTTGACGTACTTGCTGAACTTGCAAGAGAGTCAGAGCATCCTAGAGCTTTTGAAGTATTATCTAAAGCAATTAAAGATATTGGTGATGTAACCGATAAGCTTATGGATCTACAAAAAAGCAATAGAGACCTTAACGACGAAAATAAAGGTAAGAAAGAAGTAACAAACAACAATTTATTTGTAGGAAGTACTACAGATTTGCAAAGATTGTTTATGAAGCACGATAAAGAAAATAAAGATAAGAAGATTATAGATGCCACGCCCGAAGAATGAACATGAAGGCTATCTAGGAAATCCTAATGTAAAAAAGGATGGAGTAGAAAGTCAATTTAGTGAAAATGAGATCAAGGAATACAGACAATGTATGATGGATCCTGGGTATTTCGCTATTAACTATTTAAAGGTTATATCTTTAGATGATGGTTTAGTTCCGTTTAATTTGTATCCATATCAGAAAAACATGTTTAATCATTTTAATGATAATAGGTTTTCGGTAGTTCTCGCGTGTAGACAGTCAGGTAAATCAATTTCTGCAGTAGCGTATCTTTTATGGTATGCATGTTTTCATCCTGAGAAGACGATCGCGATATTGGCAAACAAAGGAGCTACCGCTAGAGAAATGCTAGCTCGTATTACTCTTATGTTAGAGAATTTGCCATTCTTCTTACAGCCTGGATGTAAGGCACTAAATAAAGGCTCTATTGAATTTAGCAATAACTCTAAGATAATTGCATCGGCTACCTCTGGCAGTTCTATTCGTGGTTTGTCTATTAACTTATTGTTCTTAGATGAGTTTGCTTTTGTGGAAAACGACGCGCAATTTTATACTTCAACATATCCAGTTGTTTCGTCAGGTAAAGATACTAAGGTTATTATTACTTCTACGGCGAACGGTATTGGTAATGTGTTTCACAGGATTTGGGAAGGTGCTACTACATATACGAATGAGTATAAAGCTTTTAGAGTTGATTGGTGGGATGTTCCAGGACGAGATGATAAGTGGAAAGCTGAGACAATATCAAACACTTCAGAGCTGCAGTTTGACCAGGAGTTTGGTAATAACTTCCATGGAAGAGGAAATACTTTAATTGATGCGAGTGACTTACTTGCTCAAAAGTCTTTACGTCCTATGACATGGAACGAAAACTTATATATTTACGAAAAGGCTATTGAAGATCACCAATACGTCATGACGGTTGATGTATCTAAAGGTCGTGGGCAAGATTACAGTACATTTACTGTTATAGATACTTCCGTAAACCCGTTTAAACAGGTTTGTGTATTTAGAGATAATAATATATCACCAATGCTATTACCTGATATGTGCTATAAATATGCTAGACTATATAACGAAGCGTACATTATAGTAGAATCTAATGACCAAGGTGCAGTAGTTTGTAATGGATTATATTATGATTTAGAATACGAAAATATGTTTGTTGAATCGCAGGTTAAGGCAAATGCGATTGGTGCAACAATGACAAGACGAGTAAAAAGAATAGGTTGTTCTACATTTAAAGATTTGATAGGACAAAAAAAGCTTCACATTGTTGATGCTAATACTATTGAAGAAATGTGTACGTTTGTTGCAAGAGGTAACTCGTTTGAAGCCCAAGCTCCTAACCATGATGACTTAGTAATGAATTTAGTATTATTCGCATGGTTTACAACAACTGATATATTTCAGGGAATAACAAATATCGACATGAAAAACATGTTGTATAAAGAACAATTGCAGGCAATACACGATGATTTATTGCCGTTTGGAATTATTAATGACGGACATAGTAGTGTCGCTGATGGAAAGGGCGATGGAGAAGGTAATGTATGGTTTGAGGTCGAACACCTTTAAAACTTTATTTATATAAATAATACTGATTGAACATAACCGTATTATGAAAACTTATTAATAACTCAAATTGAGAGGACAAAAAAATGGCATTTCAAGTATCACCAGGCGTCCAAGTCAATGAAATTGACGCATCGGGCGTAATACCTGCCGTATCAACCAGTATTGGTGGATTCGCAGGAGCTTTTAATTGGGGTCCAGTAGAAGAAGTTACTACGGTTGGTTCAGAAACAGAACTAGCAAGTATATTCGGAACACCGGACGACAATACAGCAAAATACTTTTTAACTGCAGCATCATTCTTAAAGTATGGTAATGCACTAAAAGTAGTACGAGCAGCATCAGGTCACCTAAACGCGACCGACGGTACTGCACAAAATATTAACAATTTAGACGACTTTGAAGGTCAAACTATCGCTACTGGGACATTTCACGCAAGATATCCCGGGAAATTAGGTAATTCTTTAAAGGTCTTAGTTGCAACCAACGCGACATCATTTGGGGCGTTAGACGCTGGCGTTCAAGCAGCCTTTGACGTAGCTCCAGGAACATCCGATACTGCTACGGCATCAGCACACGCTGTTACCTTAGACGAGATGAATATCGCAGTTGTTGATTCACTAGGATATTGGACTGGAGTACCTGGATCAGTTATAGAAACTTTCCAACTCGTTTCTCAGGCCTCAGATTCTAAAAAGCCTGATGGATCATCTAATTACTATAAAGAAGTGATTAACAGAACATCTAAGTATGTCTACTCAAATTTAGCACCTACTGGATTAGCTGATGCTGGAGATAGTATCGGTGACGCGACTGCAGATACTGTATTTACTACTCTCGATACAGTAATTACTGCTGACCTGGCAAATGGAACCGACGATAATGCTCCTACTGCTGCAGAGCTTGGTGTCGCATACGACTTTTTAGCAGATGCTGAAACTGTCGATGTTAACCTTTTGTTTGCATATCCAGACGCCGATGGCGCAAAAGCTATTGCAGATAAACTAATTGCAGTATGTGAAACTAGAAAAGATTGTATGGCCTTTGTATCACCTCCGATCGAAGATTCAGTTGGAGCCGCTGCTCCTGCTACTACCGTAAAAGCGTGGGCTGACACATTACCCTCTACTTCTTACGCTTCAACAGATTCTGGTGCCGTTTATGTTTATGACAAATATAACGACGTATACAGATGGTTAGGAGCTTCTGGTCTTTGTGCAGGTCTTTGCGCAAATACAGACAATGTTGCTGGAGCTTGGTTCTCACCTGCTGGAACAACAAGAGGTCAACTTTTTGGAGTTACTAAATTAGCATATAATCCTACTAAGGCTGATAGAGACGCGCTTTATAAAGCAAGAGTTAATCCTCTCGTTTCTTTCCCTGGTCAAGGAACTATGTTATTCGGAGACAAAACATTATTGAGCAAGCCAAGTGCATTTGATAGAATCAACGTAAGAAGATTATTCATTGTAATTGAAAAAGCAGTCGCGACTGCAGCTAAAGGACAACTTTTCGAATTTAACGATGAGTTTACTAGAGCTCAATTCAGAAATCTTCTTGAGCCATTCTTAAGAGATGTGAAAGGAAGACGTGGTGTTACAGACTTTAGAGTCGTATGTGATACTACAAACAACACGGGTCAAGTAATTGATGCTAATAGATTTGTTGCTGATATCTTTATCAAGCCTTCAAGGTCTATTAACTTCATCTCACTCAACTTTATTGCAACAAGAACCGGAGTCGATTTCTCAGAAGTCGCCGGTAGTTAA